CTTTGGCAGGCCCGTCTTCTTGTCCTTTGGTGGGCGACGCTTGGCTGCCATCACTTCTTCTTTTTCTTAGGCTTTTTCTTGCCCATCGTTGATTGGGGCTTTTTGGGGCCGCTGTAGCGAGGCATCAGGATTCTCCCTTGGGCTCTTCCGTTTTAGCAGCTTTCTTCTTGCTGGCCGACTTGCGGGCAGGCGCAGCTGCTGCGTCTTGCTTGAACTGATACTTACTTGGAAGTGGCGACATTGGGATAGCGGTCAGCGAGTTGCTTCAAAGTTAGCTCTGTACCGTCCCTGTCAACAAACTTACGGATCGCATCCTCTTTGCCGTACTTTTTGACAAGGGCGTTGTAGTACGGGATGCGCTTGGGGCCAAGGACATCCTCTTTGACCGCATCTGTCTGCTGTTCAAACCAAACGCCATAGGGCTCACGCAGCTCAAGAGTTCTGGCTGCAAAACCTGTGGTCAGAGAAACACGGCGTGACCTGCAGCCAAAGTGCTGCGGCGGCTTGGGGCCTTTGCCCCATTCGTACACCTTGCCGTCTAGTGCCCTGCAGATTGGCGTCGTCCTGCTGTCCAGCAAAGCGGTGTACCTGTATTTCTTAGTGATATCTGGGTTCTGCAAAGCCACCAGCTCCTCAGCTGCATCAACAACTTGATTGACGCTGGTGCGGACAATGGCGCGGATCTGATTGTTGGGCATGGCCGTCACCTGGCCGCCAGAAGCAATGATGCTGTCAACAGTGCCTGCCTGTTCCCGCCGCAACCTGCCTTTCAGCTGGCTGACAATGCTGCCGACTGACTTACCTTCCAGCACGCCAACACGCAGCACTTGGCTAAATACTTCCGCTTGCCTGGTGGACATGCGATCAAACGCTTGACGCACGACTGAACCATTAGGGAGCGTCAACTGCTGACCAGCTGTGAGCTGGAAAGTAACGGTATCTGGGGCCAGCCTTTCAAGCCTGTCGCTCAGGTCAACAATGCCAACCGCAGTTGGGTCTGACGTGACAACCGCCTGGGCAAAACTTGGGCTGATCTCAACAGTGCGGACAACACGGTTGGTGCCTTCAGGCAAAACTTCGCGCAGCTGCTCAACGGCAAAACCAGATTGCAGCACAGCCAAACCCTGCAGTTCCTCCGCCATTAATGCTGCACTGCTGCCGGACCAAGTGGCCAATGACTCCCTGAGCTGAAGCAGCAACGTACGCAGCCTTGCTCGACGCAAGGGCTGCCGCACTTCACCTGTCAACAGAATCTCCTCCTCAATTGCCCGCAGCTGCTCAACAGCATCCAAGATCACGTCGTTGTACGAACGGATGATCCGCCTTGCGACACCGTTGCTGTAACGGTTCAGGTCAATGGCATTGCGGTAGACCGCTGCTGGGGCGCTCATGTCTTTTTGAGACCAACTGCCTCTGAAGAATCAACACAGATGATTGAGACGTCTGAGCCTGCACGCAGGGCATCACCAACGATGCCCGTGAACTCCATCAATGCCAGGTCATCAGTTTTTTCAATCGTGCATTCAGTGACGGCACAAACAGCACCACCCGAATACCAAGTGGTCCGCACCACCGCAAAAGAGTTACCCATCAGCTCCGCTTGGACGTAATGCAGGAGCTGCTGACGTGATGGCTCGTCAGGGGTTTTTTTGCTGCGGTTTAACCAACCCATCACTCAGGCATCTGCTCATCATCAGCCTCAGCTTGCCCCTCAGGCATGGTTTCGGCAGCAGGTTGACGTGGCTCAACAGGGTCAACCAATCCACCGTTCTGCGTGGCTTCAACCTCTTCCTCAACGTCAAAGTCATCACCCAGCACTTCACCAGCCTCCAGCTGGTCCAGCAATGTCTTTTGAGTGATGGTGCCTGCGGTGTACAGCTGCAGCAGGGCTTGGATCTCCTGCGGCTCCAGCCGTGATGCAAGGAAGTCACGGTTCACGAAGCTGCTGCCTGCCTGCTGCTCCTGCAGGAACTGGGCATGGAAGTCCAGGCAGTTATCGATCAGGTCTTGCATCTGCTGCGCGATGACCATCATCGTGCTGTCGCCTTGGCTGCGATCAATCCGCTTTGCCTCTGCTGTCTCTGCACTCAGCTTCTGACCAAGGACAGCAGCAAGACCAAGCTCATTGATCTGCGATGCAATCTGGTCCAGCCGCTTGAACTGTGCTTCGTAGCTGCGGCCACCTGGCTCGATGTATTCAGCACGGCCATCAGCAGGGAATGCAATGGCCTCACCAGGGCCAGCAGAGACCTCTTCAGCAGCCTGTGGGAAACCATAGAAAGCCAGCATCGGTACAGCTGAAATATGCAGCTGGTTGTCCAGATCTGACTGGACTTGGTACTGCTTCAGGTTCAACTCTGCAATGTCAGCCAATGGCGGACTGGACTCCAGCACGTTGGTCCGGTTGGAGTACGCAACTGCAAAAGGGATTTCATTCAGGCTGGTCGTGCCCTCTTCAACAACACGGAAATCACCCTTGGCATCCTTCTGATGGATCTCGAAGGCACCAGGCGTAAGGACACGCACCTGCTGCACTTCCTTTTCCCCATACAAGCCATCAGGGACAACAACACGTTCCATCAGCCGCAGCTGGGTCAGTTGTTGTTGGCCTTCATTGCTTTCAACCCGCCAGCCGAGGATATCCCTTGGCGTATATGTCACCCAATACGGGCGCCCACTTGCACCAGCAGCAGGAGCATCAACAAGGACACCAACGTGGCCATAGCGGACGCACTTGCGAGCAGTTTCATACGTCCAAACATTCAAGTCATTGCCCTGCAGGTCAACATCAAACAGCTGCTCTCTGATGCTGTCTGACACGTCATTTAGCCGCACAGGCTTGCGGGTCAACATGCCCGCAAGCATGCGCTCCAAACGCACATAAAACGGCGCCAGAACACTCCTCAACAGGCGGTTGTCATATGCCTCATCCAGTTCCCTTGGTTCTTGTGGCAAATACGTCCTGTGTTTTTTCCTGATGCCATACGTGCCCAGCAGCAGGGTTTCAATCAAGAGCCAATGCGGCTCCATGTTTACCCACGCAGTATTCGGGTCATTGACCTGCGTAACGTTGCCTACACGTTGGCGACCAGAAAGACCCGAGTACACAGCTGCAAACCA